GAATTGCCCAAATAGAAAGTATATCTGTCATTATTCGGTTCTTGCTCAAGTCCACGCGTCAATAGATTGATATCACGGATGAACTTGTCTGCTTTGCATCCTCCGTCACCAATATCATTGATAAATACATCGGGCTTGTCCAATTTACCATAGACCGTTCCTTCTGGTGTTCGCACATATTCGTGAGTTACGCCCCAATAGGACATTCCCAGTTTATTTTTGACGACTCGAACGTTTTTATAGAAAAACGTCTCAGACCCCTGGAAAACATAATATACGTCATCAGTGAGTCGGTGTTGTAGGTTCTCTTTGGAAATCGATGGATTTACTTGTAAAATCATATCCGCATCCAACAATAGAATGTATTTGACATCGAGCGATTCACATGCTTTCAGAGCGAATGTTCGGTTATATCCGAAATCACGAAAAGGCTCTTGAATGATTTTACCCGGAATGGGCGGATTTTGTGATTTGAAAAAATTGGTAATAATTTCTATCGTGTTATCTGTGCTGCCCGTATCGCAAATACAATAACAATCAATGTATTTTACGGCCGACGACAGTAGACGCAGAATCACCTTGCTTTCGTTTTTTACTATCATGTTGAGACATAACATTTTGTTAGCAATTATGGGTTCATCAGGCACGAAATTATACACGATATTATTATTATTATTATTATTAGCAGATGGTTCGGTAACATTACTATTTTTATTGTTTTTATTATTTTGATTATTTTGATTTTTGTTATTTTGATTGTTTTTGTTATTTTGATTAGTCTGGGGTCGAGAATATCTTTCTTCTTTTTCGGCGATTGGAACTGATACGGAATTATGAGCAGTTGAGAAGCTATGCTTCTCTGACCTAAACGGTTGTGATTGTTTTATTTCCTCTACGATGACTGAGTTATCTGTAGAAGCCTGTTTAGGACCTTTATTCTTGTTTGAATTCCTCGTCATGATATGTCATATACCAACCTAATTTTTTAAGTATATTTTTTACTATGAATTTATTTTGATAAATATATTATCATAATATAATAGTATAATAGTATAATAATTCAATGTCTTTTACTCGATTTCACGACGACCCGCAACGTATCCAAAAACAAATCAACGAAAGTAGTTTTGCAGGAAGATACGCATTAGATACTCCTGGTCCGGGGATTGCCATGCCATTTTTCGAAGACCCACAAATGCGATTACAATATTGGGGCGCCAATGTGATGACCAATAGTGTCAATTTGGAAAGCGATTTACGTGGACTCACGCGAAAATTAAACCGTGATTCAACCGTATACAATAATTACAAAATATCCGCATTTCACGGGACTCCGTTGAATTTTACATCAGAGACGAGCTTTATTGACGAATCCAGAGCCAGTCACCCGGCCTGGATGTTTCGCGATATTGAACAAACACGCTGGGAAGAACCGATTATCAATCCACAAGCCAATTTAGAAAAAAAATTTGTCGACAATGTTCAAACGCGCATCTTAGAAAAAGACTATTTTGTTCCGACAATACCTGTCTTAGAAGGCGCGAACGATTATTATCTTCATGGAGCGTCTATTTGTACAGGAAAAAATTGCAAATAGATAATGACATAAAATAACATAAAATATTCATAATATAATATATTATTTTAGATATGAAAACCGTAAAACCTTCCATCAAAATATTACCAGAATTTTTCAAAGATTTGACCTGGTTAATTGAAAAATGCGATTCAACCGACGAAATCACATCTTCAGACAAAGACAAATACAAATATGTTATTTTTTATTTGAAACAATTTGTCGCAACATTTTTGTTTATTCGTAAACATGACCATGACGATGATATTCTTGAACAACATATCTCCCCAAATTATGTCCCTTTTTTAAAAAATCCCGAATTTTTGTTTGATGATTACATATATCATACACCACGCAATGAGTCCGATAAAAAAAAATATTTGGAAAAATGCAAATATCCCAAATATGTCGACGATGTTAGTGATTCGATATCAATCTACTGTTTTTTAAAAGAGTTTGAATACATTTTTTATTACGTTTTAAATCGCACTGACGAATATGATTTCGACGTTGTTACGAAGAAAAATATTACTGAACCGAGTAATGGAACGGCATATACGGATTCGTAAACGGAGAACTACGTATGTTACAACTAAGTACACTACTATTGATATATTTCGACGTTATATTCATATAAACGCATGTACTCAATGAAATAATACTGTTACCATCGTATGCGGTATTATATGTTTTGAAATTTACATCCAAATCATATACGGCCTTATTGTTGTTATTTAATGGTATATTTGAAATAGTCATAGTTCCAACATATTGCACTGCACTGAAGTTTCCTGTATGTCCGGAAACGTCAAATATCACGGGATTAATGTTTGATGTAATTGTGGGTTGTGTAGAATATATCTTTGGATTTTTTGTGGAGTCGGAACTATTAATAATGGTGTTGTTAAAATATACATTTGCTATAATTGTACTGATATTTACACTGATAGGATTTATAAAAGGCACAACAGACGCTACAGTAGTAATTTGGCCTGATATATGTATCGCGAGCGGAACCGTAAACGAAAATGTGCTTGTAAGTGAATTATTACCCTCATTTATTAAAATAGTAGCCAATTTGGCGTCTACTTCTGGAGAACAAATAATATTCGAATCATAAGTAACTGCATACGGAGTAAATGCAGTTGTATTATCGACCGCATATGCATCTATATTTATAGCATAATTATATAAGGGTATAGTTTCATCGTCTATCAAATATATCACAGGACCAGGAATATCGCATGATGAGGTTGGTGTGGGTATCAATCTGTCATTGGGACATAGATGACCATTACTAATATCATGTAGAGCTTGTTGGGTTGGTTGTTGTATCGAACCGTTGACTAGTTGTGTCCACTTTTGTTTTTTTGTTACATTATTGGTTTGATTTGTTTGTTGTATTGGTGCATATTTTAATATTTCTGCTTTTCTCCTCATATCTAATTGTGTTTTTGTGTATTTATCATAGGGACTTTTTTGCAATTCAAGTCGAATGATTGGCTGATTGAACAATTGCAATTTGGTACGTTGTTGACAAAAATCAAATACTATATTTGACGCCATAATATTATATAATCTGTATATTATATTATGCATTATGCATTATGCTTTGATGCTTTGATGCTTTGATGCTTTGATGCTTTGATGCTTTTACATGCTACTAAGTTTATCACTATACCATGAACTTGATATGTAGCCGTAATAACCCAAATTGGAAGTCACAGCTTTACTCTGGGTCAGATTTGGTCCATTCAAAATGATATTATTAATGTCAAACACTGACAACGCACGGTCATAATAAACTAAATTCGACAAATTCCCATTAAAGCCCCTGTTATATCCTACGCGCACATCGTCATAATTTTGTTTGGGAACTTGGTTGAACGGTCTGCGTCCCGAAATTACACCGTTCAAATACACATCCATAATGTTATTTTGCATACGTATGGCCAAATGAAACCATTTTTTGAGTGGAACACCACTAATATCCATTCCTGATGTATCTGGCGCGTTGACAGTATCCATCAAAATGTGGAGAGTGTTTCCGGTTGTAGCGTTTCCAATATACACACCAGGACTATTATTCACCGTAGCAAGTCCACTAGTTGTATCAAAATTGGAATCACCTTTACTAAAAATATGATTATATTTTGTAGATGTGGTTGGGGTTAATTCATTTATTAAAAGCCATACCGACCATGTCATTTCTAGGCCATTGGCCTGATTGTTAGACCGTAAAATGGTGACTGAATTAGAATCACGTGGGTCTTGTTTCACATTTATTTGTGCATTACCAGGGACCATACCATAAATGACATATGGGTTTCTGGATTTTTGGGAAAAATACATGATCAAATAAATGCCTAAATTGACCAACACGGAAAATACAATCAACACTAAAATTAAAAATACAAATTTTGCAATGATGCTATTAGAGTTCAAAAAATCGGTGCTACCACTGACTACAGATTGTGAAGAAAATTGGTCCAGTGTGTTTGTTACTGACTGTTGTGCAGAGGCGACCGAATTATTAATACTTTTCATACCTTCACTCGCATTTTGCGTTATTTGTGCGGTGGAGGGAACTGCTGGTAACTGACTACCAATATTGCTAATTGAATTTTTTACATTATCTATAGGGGCTGCTTGCATAAATAGTTTTATATAATATGAAAACATAAAACTATACTCTAAAATAAGGTAAATTGTTTCTGTTGAACATTGTCTTGTAACACCTCTAATTTCACATTGTATTGTGACGATCTTGGTAATCCGTTACCTTGCATATAATAGTTCCATGCAAGTTGAGGATTCATCGAAGTTGGCCACCAATTAATCTTCGTCAAATAAATATCTGGACTGGGAGTACTTCCACCTAATACCAATGGATTTGTGGTATCTCCTGTAATAGGACTAGTTAATTGCTTCGATATTACTAATTTACCATCTAAATATGCATCCATTGTCATACCATCTACGCTAATAATGACGTAAACCCATTTTTGAATGGGGAAAGTGTTTGTTATAGTGAAATTATCAGGCGTAGTGCTAGACGTGGGTAATTTACATGTCAATACTGGAGTAGAAGCACCTAATTTAATATTGAAATTTCCTCTGCTAATAATAGTCTTTTCTGCAGTATTGCTCCATGTATTCACATAAACCCAGAGACCATATGAAAAATTAGAAGAACCAGGATTGGTCAGTTTATCTGTTTCAATAGTTGTTGACCCCGAATTTAAATTCACTTGTCCACTTGATAAAGCCCCCGCAGATAAATAATATGTATAAAGAAACCATAACAATACTATAACTACAATGCCTAAAAATATTACCACTGGATTCATTGATATACTAATATATTATCATAATATATTATTTTTTCTACGAGCAATGATGTCGATGACATTGTTGGAAGGCGACAAATTATCCGGTGGATTCCATTATCGGTGGATTATTATTCATCAATATGTTGTAATAATTGGCAATTTGTGTCTTCGGTAATACATTCGTATAATAATTCACATTGCATATTGCTCCATTCAATCCACCGATTTGTCCAACAGTTATATTATCCGATGGTGTGCCACTGTTTGGCGTATTGTTTATTCCATCGAATACAAAGGTTCTCTCTAAAATACCATTAATAAATAAATCGGCCTTACTGTCAAAATAATTAAATACAAAATAATGCCATTTTTGGTGAGGTAACGTCAATTCATACGGTTCAGTCATAGCATTTGGATTATCGGTAAATGTAATAATGTATTTGCTTTTATGTGTATGACCGTCGTTTTGAAACTTCACTGATGGTTTTCCAACCTTGTATAATGAGTCACTCGAATAATTAAATATACTATGGGCATTATGGTATCTATCATCACTCGACGACCCAGGGTTCAAAAATACCCAAAATGACACCGCATAATTGCTATCTCGATATGTTGTTTTTTTTAATGACCTTGAAAATAAAATTCCTGAAGCAAGATTCTCATTTGGTTTTAATAAGAAAAAATCTCCACTAGCAATGGTCATCTCGTTATTCAAAAAGATAGGGTCATTCAATAATACACTGCTATTACTTGTGATTACGGTTCGCATCAATATTGGCACATAAAAATACATCAATATAAGAATAATTTCTATCACAAAGAGAACATAAGAAATATTTGGAGTAATACCAATCTGGTTCTTCAAATATTTGACGAAATCACCGAACAAACATGGAATATAAAATATCAAATTAATCATGTAACCTAATGTGCCCGTCTGCTTCTTCAAATAATTACTAAATACAAAATAGAATAACGCCATTCCGACAATAATGATAAAAAACAGGATTACATAAAAAAAATAATTCAAAAGGGTTAATGTAGACGACGATGCTGTTGAATATATATAAGCAAATACTGCAAACAACATAAGTGCAAAGCTTAACATAATTATCTTAGTCAATGACCCACCTTCACCCTCTTTGGTAAATTGTGTGCTAGCATAAAGACCCGCTACGATGGGTATAATGATAATAAATGTATATAAATACGTATTCTTTGAAAGTGCACTCGGATCTGTAGCCACATATAAAATAAAGAAAAATGAGAACAATATAAATCCTAAAAATATACCTGTTTTTTTCAATTGCTTCATGATGTTCTCTTGATGTTCATGGTCATCTAATTTGATTTGAAAACGTCGGTCTGCAATATCTTTAACATTTTCATTGATACCATTTTTAATGCTATCGTAAGTTCCTGTGATATATTTTATTATTTGGGGTAATATATCTCCTATAAATGATTTTTTTTCTTCTGGGTGTGTTGACATTGTATAGTTATATGATTATAGTATACCTATAAATTTTCTATCGCTGTTTTTTCTCCGTGACAATCACGACATAAAGCGACTAAATTGTCAATATGATTGCTTCCGCCGCTATCCAATCTGATTTTGTGGTCCACCTCGAACCATGCTGGTAATTGTTTTTTGCAATTTTCGCATTTCCAGTTTTGTCTCGCCGCCACAAATTTCTTTTTCGTTTCACTGACAGACCGTTTCGTTGTGCGTTTACCCGAATTCATAATACGTTGTTCTGCTTGTGCGTCCCGTCGATTGTTTTCCATAGATAATATGGGATGATTGTATCCTCCGTGCATTTGTTGGTCTGACCCCGCACTTTGGCGCGCCGTAAAATCCAAAATAGGCGCTATCATACTCGTGGTATTTCTATCCACCGGTAAATACTTGATATATTCATTGGAAGATACCAATATATTGCGGGCTTGGTCGGGATTTTTTCGTATGAGCCAATAAAGAACAAAAGCCCCGACCAGAACACCCGCCATTTGATAATATTTTTTATAGGAGAGAGCCGTTTTCAAAAATTTGCCCTCGGTGTATATATTTGCTATTACACCCGCGGCAATAATAAAAATAATGATTTCAAATCTCATGTAATATTATTTTTATGGTATGTTTATAATATGAATATATTTTTATCAATAGTAAACATAAATGAAAAAACACAAGATTAACGTGAGCGCAATATAAATGTAATGTTTACTAATATGTAATTTTTCGGATAATACCACCGGTTTCGCTTTATATTGTGCGGCATAATCGTCCAAACTCGCTAAATATGATATTTCTTCCTTACCTAACATTACATTGAACTTGTTGTGAATAAAATGGGTCCAACGAATGAACGATTCGGGGTTGTCCAAATAAGGTGTTACAGGATATTTGTCCAACATCTCGGCAAACCGGTCGCCGATTTTCGCCTCGGGAATAAATAAGGGCATATTATGGATTAAATCGTAATATTTGCGTTTGGTAACTGCATTCGGAAATTCGGGATAAGAATGGGCAACCGTATGCAGAAAAAACCAATAATGGGGTCCCCAAATATCAGCGTCATATTTCATGATTATGATAAACTATATAAATATAAATCGATATGTTTATTAGATTTTTACCACATGTCATTCAACAACGGATTTCCAAGCTTCGCAAAGGAAATCCTAGATGTTGAATCTAGAAAATGTTTTACTCCCGACACTTATTGCAACAATTGTGGGAAACCCGGACATATTTATAATCAATGTAAAATACCCATCACCAGTTTTGGTATCGTTACTTTCAGATATATAGCCGAAAAAGAACCAGAATTTCTTATGATAAGACGTAAGGATACTTTAGGTTACATCGATTTCATGCGGGGAAAATATTTGGTGCAAAATAAAAATTACATCATGAACATGCTGAAACAAATGACCGTCAAAGAACGTGCCTTATTGAGAGAAGGAGATTTTGATAAATTATGGAAAAATCTATGGGGAGAAAATACCGCAGTAAATAAATACAAAACTGAGGAAATTTCTTCCAAGGAAAAATACGACCTCCTTTTTTCGGGCATTCTTAACAAAGACATATTTTTTACCTTATGTTCCATGATTGATGAATGTGATGCAATTGAAATATGGGACGAACCTGAATGGGGATTTCCCAAAGG